ATATGTTTTCTAGTCTAGACATCAATCTTTCTGCACGATTAGTGACTTGATTATACCATCTAGAATCTCTTCCTTCTATTGCAGCTTTTTTCCAATCTCCTGATTCTGCTGCATCGATCATCTTTTTAAATTTAGATAATCTTGTTCTACCCATATTGAACATCATATTTGCAAATATTTGTTTTGCTTCTTCTGGATATCCATCCCAGGTTTTAAAACATATTTTACAATCTTTAAGTACAGTTTGTACATCTTTTTCAAAAGCTTCGATTACCCTTTCTTCTGATATAGGATGATCTACTCCTAGAGATTCTTCTGGATCACTATCTGTAATTAAATGCCCAATCCCAAATGTTGGGTATCCCAAGTGATCCAAATATATTTTATTTACAACGCCCTCATCTATTTCTAGCTGAGCCCTCAATTTGTCTACATTCATTCAATTATTTTCCTAATGTGATCTTCAAAAGCATCAATCTTTTCTGTTCTATTTGGCCAAAGAATATAATCTTTATCAGGATCTTTTTTTAAATTAGTTAACAAAGGTAATATAGCATTATATAACCTACTGACTTTTTCTTCTAAAGCCTCGACTTCAGCACTAGCTGAAGTAGCTTCGGATTTAATTGTTTTAAAAGCTTCAAGTTCGCTTTCATCAACTGCAGTAAACCCAAAGTCAAATTTTAATAGATCTGATTCTGTCATTTATCTTCCTCCATATCTATATCTAGTTTCTTATATTTATGTTTTCTAGGGGTTTGTTTTGATTTATCTTTATGAATTCTATGACCATAAGGACTATCTTTATCAAATAGTTGTTTATGAAATCGAGTTTTACCTCGATTTTTATTTAGTTTGTGCGGGTTAAATTGTTTTTTCATATCTACCAAACATATCCTATATTAAAAGACAATATATTATCACTTACTGGATCTTCTACATAAATGTTTTTAAGTCCTATTTTTACTGTATCTGTTAACAAATAATCGAACGAGGTTTCATTCCTAATATATTCTGGAGTAGTTACTTCATAAAGAAATTTATTTGTAAATTTTATTCTAGGTGCAACATCATAAGAGAACCATAAACTATTTCTAAAAATAAGCTCATTGCCATTATCTGTATATAATAGTCCTGTTGCAAGCTCATTACTCATTTTAAATTTGTCTGTTTTTAAAATTTTATATCCCCAACCATAGGTATTTTGTATTCTTGAGTTGATTGATCTGAATTCATTATAATCAAATCTAAGTAAGCTAAAAACATAGTGTCTTGATTGTAATTCATATCTCTGTTTAAATGCAATTAATCCCCTGTTTGTTTTTCTTATGCTATTTGAATCTTTATATCGATAATCAAATTCAATATCATTTGTAAATCTTTTACCTTCCCAGGAATGATCAACACTTGTTACAATAGATAAATCACCATCATCAATCTTACCACCAAAATCAAATTGACCTGAGGCTAGAGCCATTGGTGAAAATAATAATAAGATTATTATTAATTTATTCATTTTTTAATTTGATTTCCTCATACCATACATTACCAAACTTATCTACATGAACCCATTTTTCTCCGGGTCTAAATAAATATTTGGGGTAAGTATCTTGGGATTTAGAGGATTTCATTATATAATATCCACACAAGTAATATAATTGTGCCTAGTAAAAAACCAAACACATACTTAATGTGAAATTTGTAATGAATAATTTTATGCCATAATTCTTTCATTATATTCTCCAGCAATTGGCCAAGGGGAATAAACTGGTGGTGTTTGGTATTCATATCCAGGATATTCACGTGGATGTTTAATAGCCAAGTAAATCATTCCTCCTATGACAAGTACCATTATTATACCTACAAGAGTTCCTACTATTTTATCTTTTTTATCCATTTATTAAAATTAGCCGTAATTCTTGTTTTTGTCATTCCAAGATTATATTTATTGTACATAAAATCAGTATAGCATTTTTTATGCCATTTCTTATTTGATGAATAAGTAAGTTGAACTGCATATGCTTCACATTCTCTATCAAGTCTATGTTGTTTATCCCAGTTTTGTTTAAATGCTGAGAGTAAACCACTTCTTAGATTTTGTTTTACGTGAGTAAGTTCGTGTTGCAACAAACCCTCATTATCTTTCCATTTTGGACGAAGTAAAATAATAATACCTAAACACATTCCACCAAATTTCTTTGGCATAAAGTCAGTTATAATAACAAGTATAGGAATTATATCCCATAGAAATCTTATTTTAATCATCTGCCTTGTCCTCTATATTTTTTATGTGAACGCTTTTTATGCTTATTCATCGTTGAAGTAGATATTTTAATTCGTCTACCTCTACCACCTTGTCCCTGTGAAGTACATTTTTTCGAACTTTTCCAAACTCTTTGAGATATACTTCTAAATAAGGCCATCTATACCTTAGTTGTCCAGGCGTATATAACGCCACAAATAAAAGCTACAAATATTACACCTGCAGCAACCAATAAAACGTATTCAATCATTTCTTCTTGTTCTTAGAACCCTTAGGTCGTCCACGTTTTTTAGGCTTAGGTTTTCTTCCACCTTTATACGCTTCATTTTTACGTTTTGTAGATTTGTCGTCAGCCTTATATTTACCTTTAGGTCCTCTCGCTCTTTTATTCCTATCAGCTGGATTTTTTCCATCTTCATAGGCTTCATTCACGTCAGGGGTAGATTTATCGTCAGCTACGTATCTTCCTCTACTATCTTTTGCTCTTACACCAGAGCCAGTTGGACCGATAATGTTTTTCATAAACCATTTACTTAGTCCTGTATACCAATAATTTCTTTTAGTCATAATTCCTCCATAATTATAGGTTTTTTAACAATTGTTACTCCTCGTCTAACCAATTCGTTCCTAATTTTTTGTTTTACTTTAGGTTTTGTAAATTCTTTATTTAATAGTTCAAATAATTCTGTTTGTGAAGTATTCTTAATATAATGATGCTCAACTTCCCAACGATTTGTTGATCTTCCTGTTGTTGGATCTTTTATCCACCTTTTTCCACTAGGTTTTAATTTTGTAGGCATTATCTTATTGTCTTTACTGAACCATCCTTTTTCACTCTATATGCTTCAAATGTTACGTTTGGATAATCATCCCGTAACGATAAAAGAGCATACAAATTTGTAACTGCATCATCAAATAATCTTATTCTTTTATATTCACCACTATCTAAATATTTTTTAAATACCGTTTGTTTATCTTTATATGTACTGCCTGAACCTAAGTTCCCAGCTCTCTCAATATAAACCTTACTCATATCAATCCCTTGGGCTTTAAAGGTATCGATGAATAAATCTCTATCATCCATATCACCTCTAGCTGTTACTACAATAACTTTAGATCCAGCTTTTGTAGCATTCTTAATAATTGCTTTTGCTTTAGCAATCATCTTCCCTATAGGGGTTGAAGTTTGGTTAAAGAGTTTAGCAGATCTAAATTGACCAAAGTCAAACTCTTCTCCTTTTTTCAGCTTATAAGAATTAAATTGTACATTATCTAAGTCTTTTATAACCTTACCATCTTTCTTTACTTGTACTCTAGCTTTAGAATGAAATAAAGTTTCATCAACGTCAAATATAGTTAAACCCTTTCCGGCTGCCTCTAGAATAAGTTTTATTATTTTCTTGTTCATATTTCTATTTATATGCACAAGTTATTTAAAATTATATTCTAGGTGTTGTATCACTAAAATGAGTATCTAGTGCCATTAGCTTATCATCAAATTCTGCAATTTCTCCGACTAATTTGTCGATAGTTTCAATTACATCTGGATGATCGCCAACACCAGCATGAGCTTCTAAAAATATTTCGATGTTTGCTTTATGTTTCGCAATTTCACCGTGATAATATTTTCTTAAAGCATCTATGATCATTTGTCTCATAATTATCTCCGATTATATTTATCAATTGTTTCAATTAATTCTTTGTCCCAATTATCTCTATGTTCAATAAAGATTTGCGGACCTTGATCCCCAGCTATGCATACAACTAGTTGAGTTATAGGCATGCCTGTTAATTCTTCCCACATTATTGCATATCCTGCAGTTTGCATAAAATAGTTTGTTACCCATTCTTTCTTTTTCCATTTGTTCGATGTTTTCCAATCAATAATACTATTCTTTCCTTTCCAAACCCCTACACAATCTGCTGTTCCAGCTACTTTTAAATATTTAGAATGTAATCTTTGTTCTGTAGCATATACCTTACTTAGGTTTTGATCTATGATAGGATGAATATTATAAAATAATTCCATTATGTGTGGTAATGGATCAGCTGCACCTCCCGGTCCTTCAGCCGAAGCATGAATTTTAGTCGCTGGTCTATATGTATTATTAACATACATTTCAAGTAGATCATGTACTTCATTTCCTTTTTGAACTGCTTGGCGACTAATCCTATTTGCTTCTTCCGCGCCTACGCGCTCGCGCCATTTCATTATTCCTTCTTTGCTTAGAATAGATAGAACAGAAGTAATAGAAGGATATTCATTACCCTCTTCATCCATATAAACTCTACCAGATTTTCTATTAATCTGTTTAAGATTACTTTCCTTTATATCTACTTTCTCGTGTAAAAATGCTGGCATATTATTTAAGTCCGTGTTTCTTAGCTACCTTTTCTGAAGCTACTTCTTTTGCTGTTCTACGAATATTCTTTTTAGCTACTTCACTATCCGGATGTGCTTCACCAACTTTTTGTAGGACTTCATTCCATCCAGCGCCAGCTTTCTTCAACACATCACCATCTCTCCTAGTAATCATATTAGGTGGTATTATTATTTGTTGTAGATCGGGATTATCTTTTTTAAACTGGTCAAGGTCTCGCCAGCTCATTGAATATTCTTTCACTTCACCTGTCTTCATATTTTTAAAATCATATCTTGGCATAATAACGTTAAAGGCGGAATTGGCCTACTGCAGATAGACCAATTCCTAAATTTGTTGGTGATGTCCTCCTTTGTTCGATGTTGATGGAAAGTCCTTCATAATCTCTTTTTTAGGATCACCTCCTTCGGATTTAGTTAGCTTCTTGTTTCTCCTCCGCTTCACTTGGAGTTGAAACCCCTTCTGAGATAATAGTTGGAAAGGCTTCTTTTACTAAGGCTTTTGTTATGCCTTTATATTTGCCGCCCAATTTCTTATCTTTCATGTATAAAATTAATTGTGCTTCGTCTGGATGCAATGATTCCAAACAATCAATAAACATTTTTTCGCGGCGACCAGCTGATATATTATCACCTATTCCGCCCTTATTAAAATATTTAAATCGTCTAGTAATCTTGTGCAAGTTAGACGGAGACAAACCTTTCGGTGCATCGTCTTTTCTATATGGTGGTTCTCCTTCTGGTAAGTTAAATTGGAGTGTTGGGTCAAAAGCTCCTTTAAGAATAGTCCTTAAAGGTCTATTTGAATTTGCCTGAAGATATTCTATCTTCTCTTTCTTTGTTTTTAATCCTGCGGCAAATGATAGGATTTCGGTGATTAATCGTTCAGCCATTGTAAAATTCCTCCACTGATTCAATCAAGTTTCTACATCGTTTTTTAATTAAGTAATTTAAAACCTTCATTCTATGTGCTGGTTTTTGTTCGATGAATTCTTTTATTATACTATTATATATATGCTTTGGGATCTCATTTAAATCAATAAGAGTTTTATTTCGTTGATAATTTCGAAATACCTCTGTTGGCATATTCATTCCTTCCACATCATAATTTTCTAAATAAAATTCTATAACAGTTTGTCTTAACGGGCTTTGTTTAAGTTCCTCATCAACCAAAGTACTATCTTCAGATAGAATATTTGGTATACCATCTCCCGTATCTCCTCTACATATATGTTCAAATAGGTATGTACGAGGATTAAATCTATTTTCTTGTTTTGCTGGTAAATATTTTTTTGTCATTGGACTAAATTGTTTAACATTATTAAATTTTTGTAATTGAATAAAATCTTTATCAGAAGATATAATCATTACTGGTTCATGTTGTCCAAATTCTTGAGTATTATGTACCAAAGCTCCTATCATATCATCAGCTTCACAATTATCCATATGTAATACTTTATAGGGAAGATTCTCTTTAATCTCATCCCGTACCATATTTAATATTCGAAAAATTTCATTCCAATCTAATCCAGAAGTATCTTTTTTATATCGAGCTTTTCGATTAGCTTTATAGTAAGGATAATATTCATATCTCCAGGATTTTTGTCCATCAGCACATATTACCATTTGGCCATATTCATCTCTGAATCTTCTATTGTACATACGAATGCTATTAAGAATCATATGTCGAATAAGATCCTCATCTTGCATTTTTCCTATAATTATATTAGCTAAAGCTATCTGACTGTAATCAAGCAAAATCATAATGTCTATTATACCATAGTTTACACCAAATGTAAACCCCTATTTTAA